ATTTGGTGTAGTCAGGCTTGGTGACGTTCCGAATACCAACGCACCGCTTCCTGTCTCATCTGTCACCGCAGATGCTAGGTTAGCACTGGATGGCGTAGTCAGGAATGAATCTACATTAGTACCCAGATCGCTTATCTGAGATACCGTAACACTGGTCGCGGTAGGAGCTACGTTAGTCCAGGCTGAACCTGTATACACCTTCATTACATTTGACGTAGTGTTGAAATACAACGCACCCGTTACAAGCGCATCACCGTCATTGTCTAATGTAGGATCAGATGCCTTTTGCCCCAAATATCTATCATCAAAAGCATCATAACTAGCAGCAGCATTTGTTTCGGAAGTTGCAGCGTTCGACGCAGATGTTGAGGCATTTGACTCACTGGTCGCCGCATTTGACGCACTGGTTGCAGCAGCCGCAGCACTGGTTGCCGCAGAAGTTGCCGATCCTAAAATACCATCGACATAACCTTTCCTGGTCAGCTCATCAGCAGTTGTTGGTGTTGCTGTCGATGTAATAGCGTTCGATCCCAGGACGATGTTGCCCGTCATCGTACCGCCAGAGAGACTTAGCTTGGCATCGAGCTGCGCTTTGTTTACAGCATCACCACTGGCTGTGCCTGTATCGAGACCAGTGATCTTGTTAGTCCCCATAGCAATAGCACCTGTCATAGTGCCACCAGCAAGAGGTAGCTTGGTTGCTATGGAGTTTGTGATCGTTGTGTTGAACGCAGCATCGTCGTTAAGAGCAGCCGCTAGTTCGTTAAGTGTATCGAGAGCAGCAGGAGCACCACCGACCAGGTTGCTTACTTGGGTATCGACATAGTTCTTGGTTGCTGCCGATGTCGATGCAGTCGGATCGGAAAGATCAGTCAGTTCTGCCGCATTGAAATCTACTGTGCCATTGAGCACTAGGTTGTTGAGCGTAGTTGTTCCGCTCGAAGCAGTGACATTACCAGTGACATCTCCGGTGACGTTGCCTGTGACGTTACCAGTTACATTGCCTGTCACGTTGCCTGTCAAAGCACCCGCAAAGTTTGTCGATGCTGTAATCAGTGTGCCAGTAATAGCAGAGGCAGTTGTTCCACCAATGACAACGCCATTGACCGTACCGCCAGTAAAGACAACATTGCTCGAATTCAGTGAAGAGTTTGCTGTCAGAGCCGCAGTGAAGTTTGCAGCACCAGAGACATCAAGAGTTCCGGTTGTGACAGAGCTTGGATTTGTGCCGATCTCAAAAACAACTGCGGAGGCGTTCTCCGAAAACAATCGTTTGTCGACAGTGTTGAGCGCAAGTTCGCCTTGGACAAGATCAGAGCTTGTTGGGATCGCACTTGCAGTGCTCGAAAACTTGGTGATTATCGTTGCCATATTTCCCCCAGCAAGAAAAAAAAAGAATGGGGGAGGTAATCCTCCCCCGAAAAACTTACTACTAGGGAATTAAGCGTTTACTATCAGATTGAATGCACTGTCAGGACGGTAGGTCTTAACGCCGTAAACCGTATCCGCAGTAACCAGATCAGCAAGCCATTCTTGCTTGTACTGAGTCTGCGTTCTGACATTCTGCTGCATTGCCAAAATGAAAGTATCTTTGTGGAATAGGATCGCAGCCTTCACATCGCCTGTATTGGCGCTGTTATCGGCTGCTGCTTCCGCAACCACGGTGTTTGAAGTGACATAGATGGGAATGCCGTACAGTTCGCCTATTTTGGCGTTTTCTACAGCACGACCAGATACGAAGTCAGAGCTTACATATCGATCGATACCCATAATTGCGTTCTTCAAGCTAGGTGGAATGACAAACGCACGGTTGTCGTAAGGCACGTCTGCATCGTCTTGCTTCTGGATCAGATCGCGGAAGCACGCATCGGTAAATACATCGGCAGCGGCCACTGTATCGGCGGCGTAAGCTGTCAGACCAGTAGAAGCGTCGCAGTAGAACGAAGCGCTGTTTGCCCAGCTAGAACCATCACCGTCACCAAGGCTTTTGCCGAGATTCATTACGTCGGTATCGATCTGCTTAGCCAGGGCATAACCCGCGTCATCTGTGTAGAACTGACGCTGGCTGTTCAAAGATTGCATTGCCGCAATATCTTCAACGAGACGCGAATATTCGAAGTGCTTATCAATAGCGATCTGCACTTCTGACGCGGTATCGTTCTGTATACTGACCGCAGTGCCGCTCGTTTTGGCTGTAACGCTTCCGCGCGCTGGAGCTGGGATATGGACTGTATCGCCCTTCTTGCCGACCATGCTCATGTTCTTGACAAGACCGGCCATTACAAGACGTGCCTCATACGCTGCACGAACTTCATTACTCCATATTTCAGGAATAAACGTTGCTAGGGTTGTTGTGTTACTGACGCCACCTTGGGCGGGATATACTGAAGTAGCCATTAGCTTACGACCTCAAAAGAAAAGTTAATTGATAACCCTTCCCTCTTGGTATGCCTTCATAATCTCAGGCATTAACTCTTCATAGCGGGCAGGGTTTTTAATTTTCAAATCCCGAAGATCAGCAGCCCTGATTTTCTTACCCGCTCCAGGCTCACTACTACCTGTGACATTACCGCTAGACGCAGCACGCACTCTGTCAGCCCTGGCAGGCTTCTGAGCTTGTGGTTCTGCCTTAGTCGCCTTGAATCCAGCAATAAGCTCTTTAGCAATGTCGATATCATAGTTCGAATTCATTGCCGCGTAGCTTTGTCGCCGCATCGGAGACTCGCTTACCCACTGCTCAAATTCACCACTAGACAGCACTTCCCTGTAATCAGGGTGCGCAGACGATAAGTCGCGCTTAATGCTATCTACACGCAAAGTCTCCAGTTCATCGCGCATCCTCTTTAGATCGGGATCGCTACTGATTTGCGTTTTAATGGCGCTTTCTGGGTCGCCGAAATAATCCGGTTTTGGTTCAGGCTCTTTTGACTGTGCAGCGAGTTGCCCTTGCATAAGCGCGTCAGTTCTTCTGATGGTTTCTAGTTCAGCACGCAGCTTTTCAGCTTCTTTGCGTGCAGCACCTACATCATTCGACTGCCGCCCGATCATTTGCTTTTGCTCAACCAACATGGCTTTAAGCTCCTCTGGACTCTTACCGTCCAAAGAAGGATCACCTGCTGGCTCAGCATCTGCTTGATTGGCTTCTGAAGCTGCCTGTGGCGTCAACGCCGCAGTAACTTCATCCAAACTTTGCGATGTGGATTCAGGTTCCGCATCAATCAACTTAGCCATACTTTTCCCTCAAAATTACAAGGCCGCTAGGGTTGTCTTGTTAAGCATCAGGCCCGTGGGATTCGGATGCCCTGCGCTCTGCCTTTATCTTCTCTTGCCGGTTCAATGCCCACTTCCGAGTTGCGCTTGGGAAATGTCCCGATATCGGATCAAGCATCGGCCCTGCATAAGAAACGAGACGTGTTGCTACCTTGCCGCAGAGATTGCAAGGGACGGATCGCTCTGATTCATCAGCCAGCCTTTCGAATACATGCTCATTTGAGCAACGAAAGTCATACAGCCTCTTCATCAGCGCCTATCCGCTCAACATTGTCTGGTGCTGACTCGATCCGGGCGATGATGTTCAGCTGGCCTTGCCTGAACTTGAGTTCATCGTTGTCCCGAATACCCACAACACGGTCAATTTCCTCTCTCAACTCCTCCATTTCAGCCATCAAATGCTTCCAGCCTTTCTGTCTAAAAAGCGCGAACATTGCGCGCTTATAGTCTTCTAGCTGTTTGGGATCGTCGAAATCGGTCATATCCACTACATATTGTATATGAACTTACAACTTATACAATAGTAGTATTACTCATATTACTGAGCAAGCAATTTGGCCCGTTCTACGCCTAATTTGCCCTCTTTGACAAAACTGTCAGCCAAAGCCAGCTTTTCCTTAAAATCCTTACCTGGCTCTTTCTCAGCGCGCTCTAAAGATGCTAACGCCCGAACACGATCGTTCTCAATCTCAAGCGGCAATGCCCGTATTTCGGTCATAACCTTCTGACCGCGGGCTGATTCAGTCTGCGCCTGCGCATTTAGCAGATTAGTCTGAGATTGCTTGAAGTCCATTTCCGCTTGAATTGCAGCTTGTTGCTGCTGCTGCGCTTCAGGATTAGGCTGGTTAGCCTGGTCGATCATAGCGATCAACTCCTCAGAGTTACTCAGATTCATGCTCTCAACAATCGACTTGACCAACATTGAATGCAACGGACTTTCAGGACTCATGGTCTGCAACAGCTGAACCAGCTGCGATACCTCATACTCTCTGGCAATGATGCCAAGACTAGAAGTAACCTCGAACACATAGTCATTCACCGGATAGCGCTCAGGCTCGAACTGCATATAGCGACACGCAGCCATCTTGACCATCGGAATCAAGAAAGACTCTTGGAAGTTGACCAATGTTCGCTTGTGGCGCTCGATAATAGCGCCCAAGCTCATGCTTATCCCGGCAGCTGTAGCCTCACCATTTATACCTCCGGTAACACCACTGCTCTCAACCGCACCAGTGCTGGTCTGCACCATGCGCTGCAAAGCCTCTGCTTGCGCAAAACTGATCTGGCTGACCTGACCAAAATTGAACGGCTGCAATACCTCACGAGGATCGCCGTTTGTCAGCAAGATTTTACCAGGACGAACCTGTGGCTTATGGCCTCTGGGCATCCTGGTGCTGTCCATCGCAATCATTGGGGCGTTAGTCAGTGC